TGACGTCTGCATCCGTGTATCCGTTAGGCAGTAACTTGGCTTCTTCTAAAGCCGCCTGCGTGTATGGTTTTAAATTCCCAGCACGTAACTGATCAGGGTAAGCGCCAACTTCAATCGTTACATGTGGCTCGCCTTTAGCGTCAATCAATGAATAAACCTTGGCTTTGCCTTTTTTGATGGCTTCCCAACCGCCAAGACCATAACCACTGTAACCACTGTCACCTGAGCCTTTCGTCCAATCGGAACTGCCCTCTGGTGGCTCGTAGCCACGGACTGAGTGACCCATGGCGTCTGACTCTGCGGCAAAATCTCCGGGGCGGTTTAGCTCCACCCACTTCAAACCCTCTGGATATTCTTTGTAGACAGGCAAATCAGCGCGTGCTGTTAAGCGCGACTCAGCCATCTTTTTAGCCAACTCTTGGTCGTACTCATAGGTGCGGCGTACTGCCTGCTCCATGCTGACCTTGTTCAATTGCTCGGGGCGTATACGACCAGCGGCTACGTCTTCACGCAAGACATCAATGATGTGGTCAAAGCCCAAGTCGTACGTTGAGCCTGAGTACAGCCTTGTCTCAGGGTCAAGCTTGCTGACAAACGGATTGGCTTCACCAGCTCGCTTCTCAAACCCTTGTTCTCTTGCCATCAATCCATATAAATTGTCTTTTAGTTCGGCAAACTTTGTGTCACCCAAAATCTCCGCCTTCTGAACGGGAGGCATCTTCATGAGCATTTCAACTTCTTTAGGGTTGAAATCTTTGTTGCCTACGTGTTCACCCATACGAACCAGAAAGTCTTGATCAAGCTTTTTCAGGTGATTGTTCATCTCAGTTCTAGCCTGATCAAGCTTAGCGGAAAGGCCCGACATCTCCTGTATCTTGCCAGCCTTAGTGACCCTGATTGCATCATCGGATATGTTTTCCCACTGCTTAGCAAGCTCAGACTTGCCCATGCCCTCAGCAGGGTAACCTTCTGCCTTACGAATGGCTTGCAGGTATTCCATGCGATCTGGATCGTTGTTTAGCGGAGTGTGAACTATGCCCTCTTCAGCCAGCTTACGGACTGGGTCGTCGCGTGTACCCATTTCCTTCTTGACATAGTTAGTCAAGTTGCTGTCAATCCACTTGTCAACCGCGGCTTCACCCTTGGTCTGATCAAGCATACGTTGAACACGGTCTCGCTGATCTTGGTTCAGTGTTGGATCGTTCAGCAATGCTTCGTGCTTGGGTATGCGTTCGGCTGGTGTTTCACCAACAAATGTGCTTGTCTTCAGCCTCTGTAGATCGCCTTCAGGAGTCATGATCTGGCCTTTACCACCACCCAACCAATTGCCACCGTAAGGCTTGACGACGTTGGACTGCGTATTAGCCCCCATACCCAAAGCCATCTCACGAGGTAAGCCACCACGCTCTAAGGCGCCCTTGACAACGGGCTCCATAGCGCTCTCAAGCTTCCTGCCTGCCTGCTCTGCACCCTTACCAGCCACTCGCATAGCTTGGGACGTGGCGGGGCCCGTTAGGTACTGCAACGCCACCGCCTCTGGCATCAATGGTGGGATCTTGTATTCGGTCTCGAGCTTCTCTAGGAAGTTGCCTACGTCACCTGCGTACTCATACGCCAAGGGTTGCTCAGGCTTGTAGATGCGGTCTTCCATGAACTTCTCAGCCGCCTTGTCACCATGCACCAATCGCGTAGGGATTGAGTTGATGCCCTGCGTCATGGCTGAGCCTAGGAAGCGTCCAGCTTGTAAGCCACCAGCAAGCTTCTCAAGTGGGGATGTGTCAGCGCTCTTTTGGCGCTCAAGGTCAGCAAGGCGGACACCTAGTCGTCTGTCCATCTCAAGGCGTTCTCGTGTCGGCTTTTCATCCGCATACTCAAAGGGTAACTCCATCGCCCTTGGGTCTTCAATGAACGGCATTGGCTGAGCCGATACAAAGTTCTTTGCCTTGATGTTCCCAACTCGTGGGTAGAACGCTGGTTTGTTTTCGTCAGCCATGGCTTATCCCGCTGAGTTGCTGTTGCCCCAATGATACCTTGGGTGTAGCCGTTCGTCCATCATGCTGAGTATGGGTTCTCAATCTTGCGACGTCCACTGTCGATGTAGTCGTCCTCGTCGTAGTCGTCCCTTGGGGCGCCATCGATGTCCAGCCACCCAGCATCACGTAGGAACCGCAAGCCTTGGGTGCAAGCGTCCACGAAGTCGTCGTGCGTGGAGTCAGGGAAGCTACAGATCTGGGAGACGAAGCCCTCAGCCCAGTCCTTGACGTAGCCCTTCCTGACACTGCTCTCAGGGATCCATACACGCCCAGCGGCAATGATGTTAGAGACAATGTTGAGGCGTTGGATCTTGTCAGCTCTGCCGGGGTTATACGCCCGAACAGGCAAGTGCCCACGTTGCAAGTCTTGGATCAGCGCTATGCCTGCGGACTTGTCTTCCACGAGGATCAGGTCTACGCGCTTCTTGTCCTTGCCCTCACCGTACACCACGTCGTACTCCTCGATGACCTTGGGGCGCAGGTCTGGGTACTGTAGGCGGTCTTGCCAGCAGTCGATCACCATGGCGGACATGGGGCCATCCAGTGGTTTAAACACACCAAACGTGATAGCCGCTGTCGGATCGTTGACAGTCTTCTCTGAGCTGGCGCAGTCGTAGCTTTGCAGGATGTACTCGAACTTGGGGAACGCCTTGTTAGGCGCCCACAGCTTGAACATCTCCCGCTTGACGATCCCTGATTCCTCGGCATCTATGAGCTCTGCGTGGATCTCTTGACGCCCAATCTTGGTTCCTTCATAGCTGAGGATCTGCTTCTGAAAGCTGGGAGCGAGGTTAGCTAGGTTGACGTAGGTAGATGCTGTAGTAAGGGCTACGTCGTCTCCTTCACGCCCTACGAGCTCCACAATGAGGTCTTTGGGGCGTGGGGTAGTCGTGGCAATGATCTGGGTTCTGCCGTCTTCCTTCTTCAAGCGGATGGCGAACTGTATGTTGTACCAAGCTTCGTCGAGGTAGTCCCAAGCGGCAAGCTCGTCTAGCCATGCACCATGGTACTGACCACCACGGAAACGATCAGGTTCGCTGGCGCTGATGCCTTTGATCAGGCTACCGTTGATCAGGACGATCTCGTGCAGGGCTTTGTTGTAGTCTTTGATCAGAATGTCTGGGATCACAGCCATGAGACCTGACTCACCCTCAAAGCACGTACCCCTGACGTCCATCGATGTGGGAGCGGATACCAGCCAGCGGGTGTTGGGGTTCTCCCATGCCCACCACCAGAGCTGTTCAGCGGCGGTTCTTGTTTTTCCCGCGCCACGGCCTGCCAGCATCAACCAAATACTCCACCAAGTACCTTGGGGTAGCTTCTGGTGATTGAAGGCGCCTGAGAGCCATTTGGCGCGTCTGGCGTATGCCATCGCGTGGTAGGGGCCTAGACTCTTCCTGATGCTCGGGTCAGCAAGGATGTCCAGCACGTCTTGGTCTATGACCTCGCTCATTCAGCAATCCGAATAAGCTCAAGGCGTTTAATAGCCACGTCCATGACCGTCTTGATTTCACCGTCAATGATCATAGCGTCAACCTTCTCCTCTGGAGCTTTGTACTCAGCATACTTCTTAGGAGCCATACGAGCGGCTGTCCACTTGCGGGTGTCAACCCGAAGTTTCATCCATGCAACATAGGAGGAGTCGAACTTGACTTCGACCAGCTCACCGTTCTTGTCCGTGATGTGGCTTAGCTCAGGCGGCTGGTCAACAATGTCGATCAATTCGTCGAACTGAGTCTCAGCTTGAATTTCGCGTGCGCGTGTGTATTGTTGCAAGAAGTCAGGCTTGGTGGTCAACCACGACATCACGCTTCTAAGGCTCGGCATGTCCTCACTCAAGCATATCTTGCGTAAGCTCTCACCTAATCCTAGCCTTGTACATATATCGTTAGCTAACTCATCCGTGTATATGGAGGGTCTGCCTAGCTTTGTCTCTTCTTTTGTTTGCGGCTTACCTGTCACATCGGCGACTTTGTCGCTGGAAAGATCTTTTGGTTTCTTTGCCATCACTGAACTCCTTTAACGCAAAGTTTAACGGATCTTTGGTTCTATGTGCAACGTCAGTCTCTTAACCCCTTCATGATTCTTCTGTCCATGTCTCTGATGGTTAGCTTGAACTCTTTGTTTTGTGCTTCTAGTTTTGCGGTTTTTGCTTGGGCATACATCAGCTTCGACTCCAGCTCCTGCACCTGCGTCTGTAGTTCTTTGATAGCTCGGTTTGCCAGATCAGGGTTCTCGTAGATCCAATGCGCGTCCCATATCTCTTCGGTCATTCGCTCTTCCCCAATATCTCATCAAGAACTGACTTGGCATACTTCATCTTGAAGTCGCCTGTGTACTTTTTTACTCCAAAGTGTGAGCAGGTGTGACGTATGTCCACATAGATCTTGAGCCCCTCATCTGTCAGCTTCTTACAAATCTGCACGTCCTCGGAGATCATTCCACCATTGATAATCTGGATGTCGCAGATCAATCTCTTGTCTTTGCCATCAAAATACGGCGTACCCTTGTCCCACAAGATCTGCATGGCTTTGCGAGATAGCTTAAGGAACCCAGTCCCAATGCACTCCACCTCCAGTAGCTTGGCTTGTGAGTCCCATTTGTGCTTGGAGAAGTCTTCAGGGCGAATGTTGTACCTCTCCTCTTCCGTCTTCATAGGCACAGGGATACCCACAACGTCTACGTCGTGATCTACAAGGTCAAAGAACGCATCAGCACTGAACCCTTGGTCTGCGTCAATGAACACGATCTCATCAAAATTGTCGTTGTATGCATCACAAAACAGGTTGCTTCTGGCTTTTTGGATAAGCGCCTCACCCATCCAGTAGTTCAGGTTCATGTGCAAGTCAGGACGCTCTAACGCCGCTCTTTGGAACAGTACAGCCATACTGATGCTGAAGTCACACACAACCTTGCCGTCATAGGCTGGGCACAGTATGGCTACTCGTTTCATTGCTTCATGCCCCTAACGTATGCCGAAAAGCTTGCCATAGTGTCCTTCTCAAAGGCTTTCATCTTCTCGAACTCCTTAGCTACCTCTTCGAGCACGTCGTTCCTGATTTTGTTTGAAATGGGATCAAGTTGGCGTTGAACCATCTGTCTCTTGCGCCAGCCTAAAGCCTTCTCCCAAATGCTCAGACTTGGGCAGTCTCTGCCTTGATTACATTCGTTGTTGCATGGTGGGCACGTCATATGTTTTTACTCTTTAGCTTAGCTTCTATGTCTTTGGCGAAAGTAAGCACATACCCACCATAAATGATGTGGTGCTCGGCGCACAACTGCTCTAGATCCTGTTCAGTTAAGCCAACCCAAGGGCGAGCTTGCTGTTGTACTCCTAAGCTGGAATCAATCCAAAGGTTGTGGTCATCAACAAACTTCTCACCTTCAAATGCTTTTGCAATACGCATAGCTGTTGCTTCATCAACTACCGACATTGTTCTTCTCCTTCAGTTGTTTTGCCGCCCACTTAGCAC